GAAGTATATATGTTTAAAGCTAGAAGATTTACTTCTCTTCAGTGATTCATTTTTTAGTAGTAAGAAGTATAAAAAGCTATACCCAGAGTTGATCTAATATTGTTTTATTAATGATAGATCGTGCCTCATAAATCTCAAGTAACTAATTGGGATTTATTTTTTTTATCTACCCTAACCTAGAAGCTTAGATAGAAGTTTGTTCTGAATATAAAACAGTTCTTCTAAATCACTACTCAAATCTTCCTTTTTGTTTTGTTTTATAGATTCTTGTAGATCTTCGGATGCTAACCTAACTGTATCTTTACGCATCTCCAGCCATGTTCTAGTAGATTTACTCATACCTTTAGAAGATCCTGTTGCTTCTAAATTAAGTCTTACTTTTAGACCTTTGTATTCAATATTAAACCCAGATCCAGACCTAACTATAGATACGTTTTCTAAATCCTCTCCTATAGCATTGAATACATAATTGTGTGAGTAAGTATGAACCTTATTGTCATCTTGTGTGTATACACTTTGCAGAATATCATCCTTGTTTCCTCCACAAGAAAAGGCCAGTCTAAGAATCATTGTAGTAGCAGTCTTAGTATCTCCACTGCTTCCTTTAAGTAAGGAGTCTATAGTAGATAACTGATTTTCTCTCTCAATAATTTCTGATAGTTTAGCTCTGCCATAATCAGTTGAAATATCTAGGTCCTTTATTCTTGATTCCATAATAGAATCGTAAGATAAGTTAGACTCAAGAGATTTTATACAACTCTTAGCAATACTTACAGGGTCAGACTTATTAATTTTACCGTTAGGACCTTTAGTGGTACTTTTTTCAGTTAGAAGATTTCTGATTAGTTTAGCTTGCTTATTAAGTCTTTTAAATACAGATTGGGTTGCCTCGGTTTTAGGGAATCTATTTTCCATTTCTTCTGTAAATCCATCAACAACATTAGGATCTCCTTCTAGGTTTCCCATAGCAGCATCGTTAGCTCTCGTTATACTGTTAATCTCTCCTGCCTTAGACCCGTGTAGTTCGTTGTAGAGTTTTTGTCCCAACCCAATAGAGTATAGTTCTTCTGGATAACCCTCAAGAGATCTTTCAGAAGTTGTGCTATTAGATGCGCCTTTGATTAGTTTAGACCTTGAAGTCTTTGTATAAGTTACTCCTAACCTTTCAGAAGCCATCCTAGCAGACTCCTCATCTTTAAATACAAATACGTTATCCTTTCTATCTCCAGTAAGACTGGTCTTACCTGAGTGTATCATAGTGTCAGCGTTTACTTGGTTAAATAGTGACACTTGAGACATGTAGTATGTCCTAAGGAAATTGTTTAGTTCTTCGTTTTTCTTATCCTTATTAAACAAGTCATACTCAAACTTAAGCAAGTCATCGGACAGACTCTCATCTACTGATACCCAGCCATTTGAACTCTTCATAGAATCAACTAACGACTCTACAACTTCTTTATTCTTTTTTATGGTCATCCGCAAGTCTTCGTTAATAGACTCAACATCCCCCTTAGAGGTTCTAGCTACGTGAAGTAAGTATAGAAGTTTAGTTAAAGATTCATGCATTGTTCCTTTCTTAGCACTAATACCTCTCTTTGAACTTACTGAACCTACATTAACATTCTCAGTAGCGTCTGGACAGTTATCGTTTAATTTTGATTTTATTACAGAAGGCAAGAAACCTGAAAAGGGTATGATCATACCTTCCGAGGATCCCGGAAGCTTCAATAAGGTTCTGGGTGTAGAGCCTCTGAATCCTCTGACATTACTAACAATACCTTGTAGGGATTCGCAATCCTCCCCAGACTCATTAGGGTTTGAAATATAAGAGAGAACCTTGTTCAAAGCCTGCAAAGTATCAAAGACTAAAGGGGGATTAACGTCTGACTGTAGAGAGGACCCAGAATCCTCCTCATCTCCTTCTAGATACTTAGATTGTTCATCAAAAACCTTACCAAGACCGTTCGCACCTTCTACGAAATTAAAAACCTCCGCTTGGAAATCTTCTTGGGCGTAAGTGTTATCAGGCTTTTGTATAATGTTTATAAAAGTTTTAGAGGCGTTTTTATACTTTGATTTAATATTAGTCTCTGTTGGGTTAGCTCCAAACTCATCTGCTAACTCTAACCTTATTCTATTGATGTTTTTGTAAATCTCAGGTAGGATCTCATTGATCTCAGCAACATCATATGCTGTACCCTCTCTATTCATTAGTTTCTTTATATCAATATCAGACTGATCTTCGAAATTTTGAGATACGTCTGGATTTATTAAAGCACCTACAAGCTTTACGAACTGTTTGTTGTGATTGGTTTCAAATTCATCAGGTGAGTTATAGTAAATAGTACCCCCTCTACCGAATCCTGCCCAGTTAATTACGAAAGCTGCCTCCTGTCCACCTCCCGAACCTTCTGCACTAGCTTCTTCTCCAGCCTTACGACTAGCTAGGTTAGCTTCTAACTGATCTGCTTGGTTTCCCGGAAGAACCTGAATAAGTCTTCCCTTAGTATCAGAAAGAGATCCCGGACCAGACAACAAAACTCTAACTTTAGCTTCTGCGTTAGCCTTAGCAGACTCCTCATCTTCGTTGAGATAAACCAATTTAAATGTTCTCTTCTTCAGTTTGTTGTAACTTTCTAGTAGTTCGTCGAAGTAGTTCATAGGATATTATAGGGATAAAAATAAGGCTTAGTCTAAGGTTTATACTTAGACTAAGCCTTAGAGAATCTTAAGTAGTTTAGATACTAAACGTCTGTCTGGTTCATGAAATCATACCTGAAGCTGACTTCGATAGTATGAAAATCGTTAGTAGCGTAGTTAAGCTCAGCAGCGTTCCACTTAGTAGGCCAAACACCATAAAGTTCAATAGCGGAATGAGGCTCCAAGGAATTATTTAAAAGAATAATTTCAACCTTTTTTGCCTTGAATGTACCAGCACCTCCCGGCTGAGCATTCTTAGTCATTTCACCTGTAATAGGATCATAGATAGTTTTAAAGAATTCCCAAAGATCGCTAGCAGTCTCCTTCATGTAGAGATTGTCAAAAGTGATCGTAACTTCCTCTGGGGTTACTTTTCCGGGATAGTAAAGCTTATCGTTTACTCGATCCACAACAATAGGCTCGTTTGACATCCCGAGTCCTACTACTTTTTTAGCAGCTAGAGTTAGATCTCCTTCATTGGATACATCAGAAGGAAGTCCAGTAAATTGGACTTCGAACTGATAGGTTCTTACGGAATCTAAATCCGTAGAAACAGTGGGTAAGCCCTTTCCGGGGCTGAACTCTCTGCCATATTTATCTTTGTAGTATGCGTTAGTCATAATTTAATCCTTATAGGTTTCCTAAGTTAGCACTTTGGTTAGTTAGGTTTAGTTCGAAAACAATAACCTCAGCAGTCTTAGTCGGCTTGAGTAAGACTTTACACCAGAGTTCGTTACGATCTACTCTAACAGGAGTGTTAGTAGTGCTGTCGCATACGACTCTGAATTCTGTTAGACCTCTACGTCTTTTGATATCATCTAGGAATGGACCTACTAGAGCTTCAACTTTAGCCCAAGTAAACTCATCGTTCGGTTCGAAAACTACTCTCTGTGCAGATGCAAGAGCAACCTTCTTAATATAGATCATCAATCGTCGAACGTTAATTCTATCTAATGCTGTTGGGTTTCTTTGTGCAGTCCTTTGTCCGAAGATAGTAATACCTTGTTGGGGGAAAGATACAACGGGGTTAATAACATTTCCACCACTGTAAAGACTGTCTCTGTCACCTTGGTTGAGTTTGACTTCAACCTCACTAGGCTTAGAAAGTCTACCTCTAACAAATCCAGCAGGAGCAAACCATGAGTCAGCTACACTATCCGTGTAAGCCATCTGTCTAGCTGCAAAGATAGTAGGGTCGTACCAAATGTCTTTGCCATCATGGATATTGAACACTTTTAGGTGTGGGTAGTACACAGCAGCGTAAGAGCTTGTGATTGCACTGGACCTAGAGCCAGCAGTACTGCTAGACTTGCCATTAGTCCAATCTATTGCGGCCTGAGGGTTACCAACGGCAACAGGAGGTGCAACGAGAGCTAAGAAGTCCGAAGTCTTTTCTGCGAGCGTAATTAGTGCATTTTGAACACTCTCAGTATAGATTCCGGGAACCAGAGCAATTCCGATGTTTAGTGTGAGATCGTCTAAGGACTGCATTCCAGACTTAGGCTCTTGTGAAGCGTCTCCGATAAG